AATCTGAGTTTGTGATCGCTTCAACAACAGATGACTTACGGAACGCAAGTTGCACCTGTTTGGAGTAGATTACTGGTGAAAAGTTACCGTTAGGTAAGTTACCATAACCTGCTGCAGTTGAAAATGCCATTATAATTCTCCTTTATAGCATTGAGCACGACAGATGCAAAACTAACTATACTTATACAGAGGCTAACTCTACTAGGGTGCATCTTATGTAATACTGGCCTGTACTACATTCAATGGGCCATGAGACATCAGGTTGTCCGAAAGGATATGTTGTTTGCTAAGTTTGTAAGAGGCGCAGGTATTCCATCTCTACAGGGGCTGTGCCACTTACGGTATACACATAGTTATACTTATAAAAAACTATATGTCAATAGTTATCTGGCATTACCAGATAAATCGTATACGAAGTTGCCTGTACGGATAGCTTCCATAATTTCATCAGACTTCTTTTCGTATTCTTGTGCAGACATTTTATTAACGTCAGATTCTAAGATTGCTCCTGAACCATCGCTTGTGTCTGGTCTACTACGTGAGTTACGTGAGTTTACAGATTTAGCTGCGTCTTTGTCTGTATTCTTTTTCTTTTTGCCAGTGATGTTCTTATCTGATTTATATAAATCGATTGCCCTAGCAGCAGTACGAGCATCTGTATCATTCTCGTACAATGCATCTTGAATTGTTTTGGGTTGTTCGTTTACCCATTCGTGAAAATCATCACTCTCTCGAATGTCATCAAAGTCAGGATGTAGCTTCATTAATTCTGCTTCAGCTTTTTCTCGTGCAGCAGTTTCACGCATTTCATCTACTGCTTTTACACGTTCTTCTAATTCAGCAGATTGTTCTTTTGCTTTTTTAATTGCAATTGTTTCTACTATCCCTGCTACATCTGGATACTTTTTTATCCAAGCATCTAAGTGCTCTTCGGATGTAGGTAGCTTCATTTCTTTTTTAGTGGCTTCACTTAGCTGTGATTGCAGTGAGTTAAATTTTTCAGACCACTCTTTTTCTTTTTCACCCATATGGCGTCTTAAATCACCATATCGTTTCTTAAAAGATTTTTCTTCTGCGTTCTCTGGTTCTGGTTCAACTTCTACTGCTTCACCCTTTTGTTCAGCCATTAGCTGTTCTAATTCTTCTTCTTCTTGTTTTCTTTTATCTTCGTTATTATATTTCTTATTTATAAAAGCAGATTTAGTTTCTACTTGTTCTACCATTGCGTCTTGCATCTTATTTTCCTTTACTGGGGCCACCGTAGCCATGTTGGATGGGGGATGAGTAGCCAGAATATCTAACTAATTTATCGTGTAGCTAGACCACGTTTTTTTGGCATTGCCGTTGGAGTACGTTTTACTCCTAAGTCAGCAAGTGCCAATTCGTTTCCTAGTATTTTACTAAGAACCAAACCTTGTTGAGTACCACGCATGGCACGTACCGTATCTTTTTCATCATCAGAAAGCTCACGATAACGTGTAGATACTTCTCCTAAATATTGTTGATAGGTTTTGTCTGCCATTTATTTCTCCAATGAAAGTTTTACTTTACCTACTGCATAACAGATAGGTTCTAATATTGCACGATAAACACGCCCTATGTTATCTCGTTTTCCGTTTTTCATTTCTGCTCGTAAGTCAGCAGTACGGTGTCTTGCAATATTTTCAAGAACAACTCTTATACTATTATAATTCTTTTTGTATGCTAAGTCAATAAGGGGTAAGAAAATAGTGTGGTATCCTACCTCATGTTCTTTTGACATATGTCTTGCTGAATATGCAAGCCAAATAGCGTTACGGTATGATCCAAATCCATAGGCATCATTCATAGCAGTACATACAATTTTACCACCACCTGATGATCCACCGCCACCACCACCGCCACCATCATCGTTTGAAGAAGATGAACTACCTTGATTTGAACGAGCACTGTCACGTTCAGATACAAGAGTGTTTAATTCAGATGTCCATGCGCCACCAGAATCTTTAAGTGCTTTGTTAATATCTGCTTGTACTTGTGTCTCACTACGACCTGATGAAGCAATGTTTGTATCTTTACTGCTACTTGTTGTAGTTGTTTTAGTAGTAGTTGAAGGTCCATCATCATCTCTTTTACCTACATTACTACCACCTTTACTTTTACTTGTATCAGTTACAACTACTTTAGCAAAAATTCCATCACCTTTTTCTGCACGTCCATCGTTAATAGCTGTCTGAATACTACCACCATACTCTTCAGCTTGTTCCATATCAAACTCTGAAAGACCTAATGACCTACCTACAGTTTTATCAAAACCACTTGCAGCATACTCATCTTTTTTATTGTTTGATCTGTTTACCATTGCAAAGTGATTTGCTACGTTAGCATCACCACGATCTACAGCAGCATCAAATGCAGTTTGCTGTTCATCACTGAGTGTATTAGTATCATACCCACCAGATAATTGTGCATTTGCAGTTGGGCTATACTTACCTTTTTGCTCTTCCGTTTTAGTTGTCTTAGCTGCGGCTTGATCTTTAGTAGCTGTAGAAAACATTTTACCATCATACTCAAACTGAGATGTACCTGCTGCAACACCAAGTCTTTTTTCTTCTGCACGTGCAGCAGCAAAGGCATCTTCAAAAGATACTTTAGCTTCTGGTACAACATCTTTTAGTTGTAACGCATCTGATGTCTGATCACCAAAAGCAGCTTCCATATAACTAGCTTCTTGTTTAGCCATTTCATCTTGTACTGTTTGCGTATCAAACTTAGGTGTTACTGTAGTAGGTGTTGGTGCTAATGTAGGATCGGCATAATCTACATCAGGTATTGTTGCAGGTTGCCTTGATTGTTCTAGTATTTTTTGATTGGCATCTGCTGTTTGTTGATTAAACCCAACTGTACCTACACCTGTTTGTATTTGTTGCTCTACAAGAGGATTTTGATCCATAAAAGATTGTATTTCATTTCCTGTATATCCTGCAGCTTCTAAGTCTGCCACTTCAAGATTACCTACTTGACCGTACACTTGTGTAGCATAATCATTAATGTCTTGCTCTTGTTGTGCCTGAGAAAAAGAACTAACAGTTTGAGGTGCAGTTGTTGGATACTGATAAGCATCTCCTGTATATGGTTGCTGCAAGTCTACCTTACCAAAATCTTGTCTGCCAAAAGCAGGACCAACGTCAACCTGTTCACCCATTCCTGCAAACTCACCTAATTGCCCAACGTTATAAGGATCATAGGTTGCTTCCATTGCCTCTAAGCCAGTTTGTTCTGGTGTTGTAAATGATGTAGATGCTGCAGGTATTGCTGCTTCTGCTAATGATCTATCTACACCTGCATTTATTAATGCTTTTACTTGATTGTCTCTTTGATTGGTTAAAAATGTTTGTGTACTTGGAACATCTGGTGTAACAGCTTGTGGCTGTGGTGACATGTCTCTAAATGTTCTATCAGGAGCTTCTGTTGCATACGTTGAAGGAACTAGCTGAGATGTTTGTTCTCTACCAAAATCAATTACATCTAAATAATTTTCACCAGTATAACCCAAGAAATCTTTTTGTCCTTGTGTCAAACCATCTAGTTGTCCTTTTAAAACATCAGAAGTTTGATATGCAATGTTTACAAGATCAACACGAGTTTGTTCTGGTGTCCTTCCACCAAGACCTGCTTTTGCTGCATCTAGTATATCTTTGTTTACAAAGCTACCAAGTTCTTGCCCAATGTGTTTAGAAAGAACTTGTTGTGCTGCTGCTTTAGTTTCTGGGTCTTGTGAGTTTATGTCAGAAATAGCTTTTTGATATTGTTCAGTAGTAATACCATCTACAATACCACCGTTAACTGCTTGAACACCTGCTTCAGTTATTTGACCATTAACACTATATCTTCCTACAACTGTACCACTGTTAGCAACTAAGTTTGCATTTTGAGCTTGTACTTTTTGCTCATCTGTAGAACCAAACATACCACCTACAGTATCTACAATCTTACCAATTATACTACCAAACAAACCTTTACCACGAGCTTCGTAAGACTCTATCATCTTTTCGTACTCTGCTCGTTGTGCAGAGCCTTGTGGTAGTGCAGCTAATCTTGATCTTGCTAAAGCAAGAACTTTATTATCTTCTACTCTCATAAGTCCTGCCATGCCTACTGCAGCAAGAGGACTAACAAGTGAAGCTACACCCATAGCTAAGTTACGACCAAAGCCATTACGTCTGTTTGCTTCAATAATAAATTCATCGTCTGATAATGTTTCCCAATTAATAGTTGTATCTTTTTTACTTGAACGATATGCTGTTAATGCATCATCTTTACTACCATCATCATCGCTAGATGGTGTAATTGCTGCAGCAGGATCAGGAAGCTCTGGTACTTCTGGATCACCACCATCTTCACCTGTGTATAGTTCATAACCTTCTGGAATTGGGTAAAGAGCTACGCCACCAATAAACGGAACCATAAGGCTTTGACCTTCAGCATTACGATACTCTTTAAATTCCATTTTTGCATCTGTCATTACTTCGTCAAATGTTACAGGACCAATTGTATCCTGCATAGGTGTATCTTGTTGTTGGTCTTCAAGAGAAACCACACCACCAGTACTTGATGGTAGAGACAATGCTTCTTGTGTATCTACTAATCCACCTTCTTGCATGTTTAATTCTTTTTCTTGACCATCTTTACCAATCTGCACAACCATAAGATCGCCCATACCAAACGGCATATCCGAAGGTAATGTTGCCTCATCTGAGTTACCCATTAAACCCATTGCTTCCATTTTTTGCATACCCATCATGGCTTCATCACGCATACTTAAAAATGTTTTTAGTCCATGATAACGTGTTGTAGCTTCATCTGAAACAAACTCACCTGCGCTCATGTTAACATCAATGTCATCACGCACACCTTCTTTAGTTCCACCTACAGGAACTTCGTTGCCTGAGACTTCATCTATTTCACCGCCCTCATCATTGAGGCCACCTGATTTGTACATTGGGTTGGGTCTGTTCATCATAGTGTTTATCCTAAGTTTGAAATTACATCACGTAAATTTTTTATCTTACGTAGTTCCTGTATAGCTCCTTGTGACCTATATAGTTCCGTGGTGCTATCTGATTGTTCTATTTTTCTTTGTTGTGCTTCTATTAAAGAATCAATATAACTACTGAAGTTGTTCCACTGGCGGTTGTTCGCCACTAGCCATTTCAGCTTGTTGAGGTGCTCCTTGTCCATTTCCACTAAATCCTTGTTCATTAGGTTGCGGAGCCATACCAGTTCCTATGTTACCACCACCTGCTCCTGTTGGGTCTGCTGCATCTGCTCCTGCAGGTGCTCCTTCAGGTTCAGCAGGTTGTTGAAACTGTTTCATTAGCTCTGCTTGTATTGCTGCTTCGTTCATATTGTTAGTAACTTTGTCTGGGTCAAGTTCTAACGACTTAGCAATTTCCCTAATAATATATTGGAATCTTGCGAAAGGTGCAAGCGTTGGGCTACTTGCGATTTGCATAAACTGCATTAATCGTTGGCTACGTACTTCATTAGCCATAAGTGATTCTGTTCCTCGTGCTTTTACTTCAAGATCACCACGAATGTTTGGATCAAAATCAAATTGCATATTAAAACGGTATAGACGTTCACCAAGTGGACGCAGTAAATAATCGTCTACGTTTTTAATAACATTCTTAATTGCACCACTAGCAGCACCCATAAGCATACTGATACCACTAGCTGTACGTCCTACACCCTGCACACCTGTCTGTCCATGTGCAAAGGATGGAAATCCTGTTGACTCATCTGCAAGCACACGAGCCTTGTCAAATAGCTGCATGTTCTCACCAGAAACATTTGGAAACTTAGTGCCAAAGATAGCTTGCCCCGGAGCACCACCCTGTCTTCTAAATACTTTACCGGGGTATACTGACAGGTCTTGACCCGGAACTAAGTTAGTTTCATCAACTTCGATTAACAAGTTTCCTGACATAACTGCATTGTCTACAGCCATACGCATAAAACCATTCATCAATGTTTGAGTATCATCCATGTTTTCAGCAATACCAACACCAAAGAATGAGTATGGGTTAAGCTCATATGGTGATGCTACATAAGGAATGGTAGCAGGTTTAAATGGATTAAGAACCATACGAATAAGTTTACCATTACAAATCCAAACGTTTGCCTGTAACTCATCCATAGCTAGTAGTTCTTCTGGAATATCTACGCCTTGTTCTTCAAGAGTTTCGGTATCTACCATACCCCAGTACTCAAGAACTTCGTATCGTTCTACACCATGCTCTGGTGCATAATCAGATAAATCATCTTCCCAGTATTCTTTATCATAGTTTTCACCTAGTTTAATAGCTTCATCAATTACCTGAGAACGAAAGTAAGGACGCTTCTTTAGGTTACGCATCTGAGAACGTGACAGTTTATGTCGTTCAATTACGTACTGAGCTTCATCCATGTTGTTTGCATCTGGATCAGGATAAAAGTTCCACACAGATACATGGTTTACTTGGGGAACTGTTTTAAAACTAGGGTCGTATTCTCCCTCATCATTCCAATTAGGATACTCTTTGTCTACAGCAAATGGACCTTTCATAATCCCTGTACCAAACAAAGCCATTTCAAATGCAGTACTACGTAAGTGCTTAGATGCATTTGACTCTTCTAATTGATCATGTATTTTTTTCTGCATGTTTTTAGCTGCAACCATTGCAGGACTAAATGTAACAGCAGTAGGTGTTTTACCCACACCTTGTTTTAGATTACTTATACCTTCAAACTTATCTTGCATTGGACCCAAACTATCTGCAAGTGTTCTAGCAGTTGCACCTGCAGGTATCTCACGTCCATCACCTGAAAATCCGTAAGGGCTAATTGTTTCATCCATACCATTTGAACGTAGCTGTTCTGGTTCCTGTGGATCAAAGTTAACGTCTGCAACTACACCTTCTGGTAATTCTGTAGGATCAATTGTAAGGGGAAATTTATTGTTTGCAAAAAGTACATCTACAATCTGACCATAGGCTGCAAGAGTTTTAGTTTTAGTTACTTTAATAAATACACGAGACTTTTCTGCTTCAGTAAACTGAACCTCTGGTCCGTATATACCACGATAGTTGCGGTATGATCTTAGCCAACGTTCTTCATCTTGTCTTCGATAATCTTCTGCACGATTGTAACGTTCCATAATAAATGGAATGATATTTTCTGTTTGCGAATCTTCAGATACATCTTCTTCAATATCGTCTAAAACAATTGAATCATCTTCTATAAACGTTTCATTTTCTTCTGCCATTTATTTTTCCTTAATAACCAAACACATTATCTGCAACTCTCATACCCATTGATGGTGTACCATGTGGATCGTAATCAAATACACTAAACCTTGGTCTTGACATTATACCGTATCTTAAAGCATCATACAAGTGATCTTCTGATGTTGTATCAATATCTTCTGGATTCTTTTTATCTATCGGTAATGCAGGTAATTGTGATATTGTATTTATACAGTTTTCAAAGAATACCATTCTAGGTTCTTCTGTAAACTCATCTACCTGTAAGCGTCTATGTACTTCGTTCTTACCTGCTACACGTGAACCTTTTGATCTATCTGAAGGTCGCCAACGGCATCCCTTTTGTATCATTTGTTCTGCCAGTGAAGGGCCAGTATCACCACGCTTATGCCACAAACTAGAATCCAAAACACCATACTTCATATTTCCATCTTCTGCTTCTAATTCTAGTACCATGTCAGCTAAGTCTGTAGCCAGTACCTTACTTACATATAATTCTCTGTATACTACTATCTGTTCACTTGGTGAGACAGCAAACCAAAGTACGGCACTATAAGACCCATAGCCATAATCGCAAGCTCTAAACTTGACCCAGTTATTGGGGATACGGAAAGGTTCAACAACATGTAAGTTCCTATTAAATTCTGTGAAGGCTGCACCTTCTTTAATATCCCAATCACCATCTAGTAACTGTCTACGTTGCTGTTCTGGTAGTGACAGTAGCATGGCTTCGTAGTCGCCTTGCTGTGATAAGTAGGGATTGTCTTTTAGTCTAGCAGGTATAAACTTACGTTTGAATAAATACTTACCTGCTTTCTCATGTCCTGCAGGATACCTTAAAGTTTCTCCTGTGTCAATGTCTGTTGCTTCAAAAGATTTGTTAGGGGCAGCAGGATCAATAAACATTTTCTTAACCCAGTGATGGCCTCTACCTCCGGGGTTAGTAGTAGCCCTCATATATACTGGAAGATCGGGTGCAGTGGACCGTAGACGAGAACGCATGTAATTCCATGCAAACGGTGTGGGCCATTGTGTCAACTCGTCAAAGCCTATCCAACTAAATGCTAGACCCTGATAACGCAAGACATCATCTTCTTTATCC